GGTAAAGTGGCACCGACAGAGGTCAACCCGAACTCTGAGAAGGAAACCCCAATGAGTACAAAAGAGCGAGACTGCGAGGCGAGCCACCTGCAAGCCACTGGTCTGACATGGGTGGAGGTCGCCGAGCGACTCGGACTTGCCAACGGAGGAGTTGCCCGACGATGCGCCATGCGACATCGCGAACGGCACCCCGACGGCTTTGAACCAACCGAAGGCAAACAGCCGTCCGTCCTTAAAGAGTTGGGAAACCTGCTCGGCAAAGCAATCGGTGAAGACCTCGGCATGGTTGAGGACAGCCCACAGGAAACGGTGAAGCGAGTCAGCAACACCGAAATCACCATCAACGGACGCACCGTGGTTCCCAAGACCGAAATCAGCATCCGAGGCGAGTCGGGACGGTTCACCTTCCACTACAGCCTCCGAGACGACGAAGTCACGGTTTGGGGAGGGCAACCCCAATACGAAAAATGGCGCACCTTCAAAATTGACCGAGTGCGCACCGTCCACCGAAAGCCACGCCTGCGCAAGAACGCCGAAGGCTCCGAGGAGATGGAGGAGGCATCATGAACATCAGCCTTGACCAAATGCTGAAGGCAATCCACGAAGCATGGATGGACGTCAACGCCTCAAACGAAACCCTCATGGCGCTCTGGGCAGAGTCCGATGGCTACGGCGAGCAGGGCTACGTTCCCGAGCAGGGGTACGACTGGTCAGGCATCCGAGACTCAAGCCCCGATGCCATTCGCGCCATGTGGAGGGCGCTCACCAAGTGACAGCCTTTGTCCTCCTCGGCGATGTCCGAGAACGCCTCGCCGACCTCGCCGACGACTCAATCCAGACCTGCATCACCTCACCGCCCTATTGGGGGTTGAGGGATTACGGCAACGCCAACCAACTCGGAGCCGAAGCAGACCCCCGTGACTACATCGCCACGATGGTTGATGTGTTTCGCGAAGTCCGACGCGTTCTACGCCCCGACGGTGCGCTCTGGTTGAACCTCGGCGACTCGTACTACAACAACTTCGGCGGAGGATCGGCGAGCATGACCACTGGCAACGCGACTGCCGTCCGCCAAAAAGGGCGACGCAACGTCCCCAAACACGACACCCTCAAAATGAAAGACCTCATTGGAGTGCCGTGGGAAATCGCTCTCGCCTTACGCAACGACGGCTGGTACCTTCGCCAAGACATCATTTGGTCAAAGACAAACCCCATCCCCGAGTCCGTCACCGACCGATGCACCAAAGCGCACGAGTACCTGTTTCTGCTCACCAAGTCTCCGCGCTACTTCTTTGACCACAACGCCATCAAGGAACCAGCAACCAGCCAAGACGGGCAACGGAACAAACGATCGGTCTGGTCAATCCCAGTGCGACCATTCAAAGACGCCCACTTTGCTGTCATGCCAGAAGCACTTGTGGAACCATGCGTCTTGTCAACATCCCGAGTTGGGGACACCGTACTTGACCCATTCATGGGCGCAGGCACCGTCGGACTCGTCGCCCTACGTCATGGCAGGGTGTTTGCAGGGTGCGAGGTAAATGAGCAATATGTCAACATCGCTAAAAAGCGTCTAGAACCCTTAACCCGATTGGAAACCCGATGACCGAAGCAAATGTTCTACTTGGAGATGTGCGTGAGCGCCTCGGTGAAATACCCGATGGCTCCATCCAAACCTGCATCACCAGCCCACCGTATTGGGGACTGCGTGACTACGGTCAAGACCTGCAAATCGGTTTAGAGGAAGACCCTAACGAGTTTGTCGCGAGCCTTGTTGAAGTGTTTATGGATGTCTACCGAGTGCTCGCCGACGACGGAGTGTTCTGGCTCAACATCGGCGACTCCTACTCTGGAAGCGGAAAAGGCACTGCTGGCAACATCGGCAAGAAGCACAACGAACGCCACCTTGAACACAAACACTCAGCCATCGTCCCCGAAGGGTTGAAGCCCAAAGACTTAGTTGGCATCCCGTGGCGTTTGGCGTTTGCCCTGCAAGCAGAAGGCTGGTACTTGAGGCAAGACATCATTTGGCAGAAGCCCAATGTGATGCCTGAGTCGGTAAAAGACCGTTGCACACGAAGCCACGAGTACCTTTTCATGCTGACAAAGAGCCAAAGGTACTACTACGACAACGAGGCAATCTTTGAACCAGTCTCCCAAGTCAGTCTTGAACGTTCCAAGCACGCATGGAAAACCGATCGTCCCTCGGCAAAGACAACGGATGGAGGCATTGATGTTGCCGAGATGGGTTCTCGCTTTGTCAACCCCAAAGGACGAAACAAACGGTCGGTGTGGTCAATTCCTCCTGCAAGGTTCAAAGGAGCGCACTTCGCTGTGATGCCCGAAGCCCTCGTAGAGCCATGCATCCTCGCCTCGTCGCGCCCCGGCGACACGGTGTTTGACCCTTTCATGGGTTCAGCAACGGTCGGTGTGGTCGCCCTTCGCCACGGACGGTCATTTCTCGGATGCGAACTCAACCCCGAGTATGTCGCCATCGCTCAAAAGCGCATTGAGGACAGCACCAGCCTGTTCAACAGCACCACGCTCAACATCATCTGACGCCTACATCGGTACTCAACCCGTCGCTACCACACCCGGGTTAAGTAGGTCGGCTACACTGCCAACGAACCACAACGGAGGTGACATGGACGACAACTCAGATGAAATAGAAATGTCTGTCTTGCTGGAAGGCGTCATTGAACTCCACGAGGTTTTCGTAACGCTGAGACAAGGTGGCTTCACCGAAGACCAGTCGCTAAAACTAATCGCAAACGTCCTAAGCAACAACGGTGGTTTCCCTTATGCCTGACAACATGCCTGACAACATTCCCGACCTCGGCAACCTTCTCTTGGTTCGCTGGCTTGACGCCCACAACTACCCAATCAACTGGACGCTCATTGAAGAAGTAGAACCGTACCTTTGCGAAGTAAGGTCGGTGGGTTGGGAAATCTACAGGGACGACAAACAACTGGTCATGTCAGCAGACGTTGCTGAGGACATTGACGGCGAAACACAAATCAACGCATTCTTTGCCATCCCCGTTGGATGCATTGTGAGCGAGGAAATATTGAGGCACAACAATGGCTGAGTATTCAGACCTTCAAGAAATCGGTACATCAGGACTTCAACACGTCGGTGGCTTCGTCATTGACGACTTCGTTGGCGACCTCCGTGGGCTTCGTGGCGCTAAAGTCTGGCGCGAAATGGCAGACAACGACCCCGTGGTCGGAGCGATGCTGTTCGCCATTGAACGTCTCATCCTTCAAATTGACTGGCGCATAGAGCCATTCAAAGAAGACCCAGACGCCATCGTAAAAGACAAAGACCAAGAAGTCGCCGACTTCATTGAAGAGTGCATGAACGACATGAGCGAGTCATGGGACTCAACCTTGTCGTCAATTATGTCGTTCCTCACCTACGGCTACGCCTACTGCGAAATTGTCTACAAGAAGCGCGTCACATGGGACACCAACGACCCAACCAAGCGTTCTAACTACAGCGACGGCAAAATCGGCTGGAGAAAACTTGCTCTGCGCGCCCAAGAAACAACATGGCAGTGGGTCTTTGACGAAGACGGTGGTATCAAAGGTCTAGAGCAAATGGATCAGTCTGCTGGCAACCACGGCGTTGTCATGATTCCAATTGAGAAGGCTCTCTTGTTCCGCACCTCAAGCGTTCGCAACAACCCAGAAGGACGCTCCCTGCTTCGCAACGCGTACCGCCCGTGGAAGTTCAAGAAAACCATTGAGGAAATTGAAGCCGTCGGCATTGAACGCGACCTTGCAGGACTCCCCATCGCTTATGTCCCTCCACAGTTGCTTTCGTCTAACGCCACCCCTGCAGAGGCTTCTGCTCGCGCCGGCATTGAACGACTTATCCGTGGCATCAAGCGCAACGAGAACGAAGGCATCGTGTTCCCACTTGCCTACGACGATCAGGGACGCGAAATCTACAAACTGTCATTGTTGTCCTCGGGTGGTTCACGCGCGTTTGACACCGACAAAATTGTGCAACGCTACGACCAGCGCATCACGATGACCGTTCTTGCCGACTTCATCCTTTTGGGTCATGAGAAGGTTGGCTCGTTCGCTTTGGGTTCCACAAAGGTGGACTTGTTCACCACAGCAATCGCTCAAATCGCTCAATCCATCTGCGACGTGTTCAACCAGCACGCCATTCCTCGTTTGATGAAGGTCAACGGAATGGACGTTTCTCGCCGTCCGAAGTTGTCTTTCGGTGACATCCACCAAATCAACATCGCCGAACTTGCCGACTTCATCCAAAAGGCATCAGGCTCGGGCGCTTTGGTTGTGGACGAGGGACTGGACGAATACTTGCGCACCATTTCAGGTTTGCCACCAAAGGTGGAGTCCGAAGAGGGAGTTGCCAACAACCCCAATGTGGCTCCCCCACCGCCACCACAAGCGCAACCTCAGCAAGCGCCAGTAGCCCCGTCAAGTGCCAAGACACCCGAAGAGGCGCCAGCACAGCCAACCGAACAGTCACCAGCGCCTGAAGCCCAACCAGCGCCCCCACAGGCTGAACCAGCAAAGAAGAAGTAATGCCGTTCGTACGCCGTTCGTCCCAGCCGGCGAAGCGCTCAACGGTCGCTAAAGCAGGTGAGTTGTCCTCAGTGGAGCAGGCTGTCGCGCGCGCGTACGCGGAAGCCGTCAGGCAGTTTCGTGAGGGAATCAACACCGCACGCGTCGCTGACGCCATCCGCCAGTCCGTCAACGCCAGCCTTCAAGCCTTACCGACTGGTTCCATCATCGGCGACCTCCGACCGATCGTTGATGCTTTGGTCAAGGAAATCATCAAGGCTGGACGCGCCGAAGCAGGAGCGAGCGCAGGGTTCAAGTTGCGCTTTAACGAGGCTGACCCTCGCGCCACCCAATGGGCGATGGAACGAGCAGGGCAACTGGTCAAGGGCGTGTCCGACGAGGTTGAGGAACTCATCAACGATGTCGTGACTCAGGCTGTTGACGGAAAGATAAGCGTTCGCGAAGCCCAACGTCGCCTTCAACGGACAGTTGGTTTGCATCCTCGCTGGCAACAAGCAGTGAACAATACTCACTCGCGTTTGGTTAAGCAGTTTATTGCGTCAGGGCTTTCCGAAGAGGACGCGCAGGCGCAGGCTCAACAAGCATCGCAGAAGTACCAAGACCGACTTGTTCGGGCGCGTTCAAAGAACATCGCACGCACCGAGATCGCCACGGCGCAGAACGAAGGACGATGGGTCGCTTGGCAACAAGCCGATGACGCAGGACTGGTCAAACTGAACGACTCAGTAAAGGAATGGCGTACAGCACCCGAGTTTGTTTCATCAAAGACGGTTGTCTGCACCATTTGCGCACCCCTTGACGGTAAGCGCATACCAGTAAGCGAGAACTTCCAGACGGGACTTCGCGCGCATCCAGACGGCATCAAAATGCCACCAGCCCACCCGTCTTGCCGATGCAGGGCTGTCCTTGTGACTAAATCCTTTGCCGAGATTGAGGCTCAGGTATTGGAAGCCCGACGTCAGGAAGCACAAAGGACGTGAACAGGACTTCATTGACGTTGAGTCAAGGTTTAGGATTGCTGGCAGGAGAACGCAATGGCTGACAAATTAATCGCACAGACACCCGAGGGTGACAAGTTGTACCAAGTCGGCGCTACGAACGACTCTTCCATTGTTGGCATTCCTTTAGTTCCTCAATCTCCTCGTGGGTTACCTGCCGAACCGACGGTGTTCGCCTATGGGTACGTCAAGTACGCCGATGGGCGCACCTACAACGTTGACTACATTCAATCGTTCCTCAGTCGTGGCATCTTTGAACAAGTCGCCGAAATTGACCTCACAGTCACGGACAAGTGACTCATGCCGTATTCCATCACACGAGGTAAAGGTTGCTCACCGTCTAAGCCGTGGGGCGTCGTCAAAGACTCCGATGGGACTGTGGTCGCTTGCCATGCGACAAAGGAAAGCGCCCTCGCTCAAATACGCGCCCTCTACGCTGTTGAACCAGCACTTGCCAAAGCACGCGAACAACTAACAAAGCACCTCTCAGGGAAACACGACCAATCCAAACACGGCACAGGAGGGACGAGCGCACCTTCAGAGTCGTCACCCAAGAAGCGCAACAAGAAAGACATCGCTGGCGACGACCAACGCGCCGCTGAACTCTACGCATCGGGTAAAACATGGGATCAGGTTGCCGAGGAAATGGGCTACGCCAACGGTGGTGTGGCACGTCGCGCTGGCAAACGCCACGAGGAACGCCAGAAGGACAAGCCAACAGACGACACCCCTGCCAAGCCCAAGACCGAAGATGTAACGCCTCCAACGCCAGTCGTCACCCCACCAGTCACGCCAACTCCGATGCCGGTGGACATTGTCAATCCACGCCCCATGACAGGTGAAGACCGAAGCCAGCAAACCGTCCCAACTGACGACATCAATGTTGCGCGCGAAACAGGACGCCCATACGCGCCGTTCACCGAAGAAGGTCACTCACCAGAGGTTCGCAAAGTTCAAGACGACCTCAACAGAACACGGCGAGAGGCTCAGGACTACGAAGACCAACACTTCGGCGCTGAGTTGAAACGGCGTCAAGACATTTATGACGCAGAAGCCAAAAAGAACAAGGATTTCTTAACGGATTACGACGCTAAAAACCCTCGTGGCAAAGACGAAGACTACAGCGCGTACTCTGCACGCCGAGAAAACGCGGCTACTCTTGCTGGCGCTGGAAAACCGAAAACAAAGGTAAGCGCAGATGCGATCGTTGCAGATGGTCTTGTAGACAAAGTTCACCTTGACAAATTAACCGAACTTAATCAAACTGCCGTAGGTCAATGGGATGTTGCACGCCGAGCAATACAAATTGATACTGCCGAGCACATTCTTGGCACAAAAGCAGTTGTCAGAATGCGAACCGAAAACGACTATGACAAGCCACGAAACGCAGATGGCACTTATCAACGGAAGCAAGTCATGGAAACCGACTACGACGCTCCTTTCGTTGAGGGAGTTGGCTACCCCAAGAAACCTGCGAGTGATTTAGTTTATGAATTACCAGATGGAAAAGTGATAAAGCACTGGGAGTTGTTCCGAGACAACGATGACGGCGACCCCACAACTGCAATCATTCAGGAAACTTCCCGTTTTCGTCTGCAAAAAGTTGCTCAAATCAACACGCGCCACCAAGCGATAGACGGCGATGGCGACGGCAAATTTAACGAAGCAATGAAAACGCAACTACGTCAGCAACAGGCAATTGTTGACAGCCCCAACACGCGCATCGTCATTCATGCGCCTGTTTCTGCCGTTGGTGGAATTGTGACTTCTGGTCGTTTTAAGTCTCAACACGAAACTGGTCGCACTAAAGGCTTCAAAGGAAAAGAAACCCGAGAAGGTTTTGAGGCGTCGTCAATGGGTACTGTCATGGGAGATGACAAAACTAAAGCGCCCATTTACGGTGCGTTGCACACAGGAGGTGTTCAAGACCCTCACGCATTCGGCTTAGGTCAGTATGGTGAAGTTGGGTTTGTCCTTCGTCGCGAAACACACGAACGCGCAATGTTCACAGACGGCGACTCTTTGTCAATGTGTTACGAGGCTTCTCCTTTGACGGGAACCCAGACAAGGTTTAATGGGCATTCAGTGAACGGAGGTGTTGATGCCGCCTCTGCGTGGTCAAGAGCAGGTAGTCCTGATGAGTTCTCGGAGAGTCTGCAGGCAAAACCAAAACGCATCAGAGGTGGCTACCGTGAAGCGCAAGTTCTCGGTGGCGTGAACCTTGCCGACATTGAGTATGTGACAGTTCCCAAAGGCACAAAGTTTCCTGAAGCCAGCCGAAAGAAACTGGCGAAGGCTGGCATTCCTGTGGTTGAGTACGACCGAGCGTCCTTCACACCGTTTAAGGGAATTGACCCCAACGACAATGAACCAATCTTTACGGAGTACAAGGAGGGTGGCATCTGGACGCCACTCCCTGAACCAGCCGCGAAGCGCATCGGCGTCGTTGTGGACATTTTTAAGCACCTCGCAGGAAAACACGACCAGCGATCGCACTCGGGCAAGTCATCCAGCCACGGTGGTTACCAACTGAACGAACCGAAGAACCCTCAACCTAAAGCAGGGCAATACCGTGAGGACTCCGTTCAAGCCGCAAAAGCAGAACGCGCACGCATCGCCGAAATTGAACCAGCAATGACTCGGGAGATGATTGACATCGCGAACACGCATGGGGCAACGATGGAGGGGCTGGACTTCAGAATGAAGTCCGACGAGTCTCTTGCGCGAAAGGTAGACGCCGAAAAGGACACCGACTTCGGTGGGGACGCCACCAAGACAGCGCAATCCATGTCTGACGTCGTTCGGTACACGATGACCTACCCAGAAGGCGAGTACGCGGCGAACGTT